ATGATAGTACTGGTAAGCTAAATTTTAATGTAGGCAATAGTAGCAATGGTGTTGGTAACAGAATGACTATTTGGCCAGAAGGATATGTTAGGGCTCCAGATCAACCATCATTCAGAGCTTACAAAAATTCAAGTACTTCTGCTGGTAATGTTGTTGGTTGGACAGGCACATTTCATAATACTGGTAATCACTTTAATCCTTCAACTGGGGTGTTCACTGCACCTATTACTGCAAAATATTTAGTATCGTATTACTATTTGACAGAAAATGAAACCAATCAAGTTTCAGCACATGTACGTTTAAATGGTCAGCCGAATAATGGAATTCGCACAAGATCGGCTAGTAGTAGCGGTCACCAAACAGCTGGTGGTACAATGGTAATTTTAATGGCAGCAAATGATACTCTAGACGTGTATGTTCAAGGCGGAGGCACCTTTTACGGTGATAGTTCGCAAGTTTGGTCTGGATTTTCAGTACATCTCATAGGATAAAACATGGCAACATCAATTACAAACACAAGCATAAGCACAGATACAATTAACGTAGACAACGGTGTTCTTTATGTTGATAATAACAACAACCGTGTAGGTGTTGGTACTGCTAGTCCCACTGCCGCTTTAAATGTTGAATCAAGCAGTTATCCATATGTTAGAGTAACCAATACTGGTTATACTGGTCTAGATATTGGACAAGCAGATGCCAGTGAAGGCGGTGCAGCATTGATTAAGTTAAGAGATGCTGCTGATATGGATTTCTATACTGCTGATTTAAATCGTATGCGTATTAGCAGTACTGGTAATGTTGGTATTGGTACAGGTACAACTGATCCTACTGCAAAACTAGAAATTAAAGATGGTGACTTATTTTTAAACGGAAGTACGGGGGCAACTGACCCAGGGATTTTGTTTGGTGATGATGCTGGGTTTGCTGTTGCTGGTGGTAAAATTTGGTATGGCAACTCAAATGGACAAATAACTTATGACCAATATTGGACTAGTGCTACTGTTAGTCATAAATTTAGAACGCAATTAGCCGGAACACCAGTCGATGCAATGAACATTTACAAGGAAGGTGCAGTTACTACACCACAACAGCCACATATTTTTGGTACACCCCACAATGGAACAGAAGGCAGTAGTGGACAAGCGACATTTTTTCGTGTAAAAACAAGCCGTGGATTGTCTTTTAGTAATAATCGTATTACAATACCTGTTGCTGGTGTGTATATGATTACATATCAAACAATTTGTCAATCTAATACAGGTAGATATGATACACAAGTAAAAGTCAATGGTAATGAAATTACTAACGGATTGAATGAAAATAACGGTGATGGATACCACCAGAGAACACATTCATTCTGTATGTATCTAAACGTTAATGATTATATTACATTTCATAATGCACGTTATTATAGTAATGGTAGTCAATTTGATCCTTGGACTACAGCGTCAGTAACATTATTAGGATAAACAAATCGATAAATAAGTGTAATAACAATAGGATTATTACGCATGGCCATTGATAAGTTAAAAACCAGCAGTCTAGAAGACAACAGTGTCACAAGTCCCAAACTTGCACCCGGTGCAGTTACAGAGGATGACATCAGTGACAGTTCATTACCACTTAGTAAATTAAGTGAAGTTGATCTCAACATTGCACCTGAGGTACTGGAAATTCAAGTGTCAGCACCTGCTGCTGGGCAAGCAACCACTTGGTTGTGGACATGGTTAACCAGTAGCCTTCCATACGCCAGACGTACTATCACAAATTCACCTGAACTTCAGGTACCTCTCTACAAGCAGGGTACTTACACAGTCAATAACTTTGCGGCATATGATCTATTTGATAGTATGACACAAACGCATAGTTTGTACCTCAAATGGATTGACGGAGCAGGAACAGACAACCTTGTATCCTGGGCAACATCAACCGGCCCAGTAAGTGATACCCATCCAGATATTAATGGCGGTAACCCTACCGACGTACAGCGTATTAACATCAGTGTTCCAGCAACGATTACAGTACCTACATTAACACCTCCTTCAGTAAGTTATACAGTAGTTAACAACGGTGCTGGTGCTTATACATTTAGCGGAGCTGCCAAAGGCGACAATCCTAACTTAGGTCCATTTTACCGTGGTGGTACTTACACAATTAATATCACTGCAACTGGTCATCCATTCTATTTTACAACGGATAACGGAACCAACTTTGCGTCAGGAACTTACTTCGGTGAGTATACTGATGGCGTAACTGGATCAAGAACGGATTCAGGTACCATTACATTTACTGTACCAAATGACGCACCAGATACCCTATATTACCAGTGCGGTAATCACGGCGTTATGCGAGGTGCAATTACTGTCAAGAATTTAGCAGTTGAGACAAATATCAATGGCAACTACGTTGTCTACTTCCAGCACACACAGGAAGGTCACAAGACACCAGTTGAATTAAGACCAATTCCATCATTAGTTAACCAGATGTGTCTTGTATATGATGCTGATAGTGGAAAGTTTGTTCCACAAGATTTGGCTACATATGTGGAAAACACACCAAGTTTTGAAAACAAGATTCGTGAAGTAGCTGGTACAGCGGAATTAGTTGTTGAGGATGGCTCGGCCGTTATCGCCAAGGTTAATGTCTATGACGACAGTACATATTTGCCACTAGTTGGTAATAATCCAGGTGACCAGGCATTTGCTACTGACACAGACATCCTATACATTTGGGACGGCTCTGCTTGGCAACAGGCAGGAGCAAGTAACAGTGATGACTTAACTGAAGGCACGACAAATTTATTTTATACAGATGCACGTGTAAACACATATCTTTCAAGTAATGGATATGATACAGCAACAAATATAGTTGCAACAATTACTGACTCTGCTCCAGCAACTCTAGACACGCTAAACGAACTTGCCGCAGCACTCGGAGATGATGCAGACTTTGCAAATACTGTAAGTACGCAAATAGGAACCAAGTGGACACAAGACAACACTAAAATCTCTAATTGGGATACAGCATACAGTTGGGGAGATCATAGCTTAGTTGGTTATCTTACATCTTATACTGAAACAGACCCAATCTATACAGCCTCATCTTGGTATACAACAACAAACAATTCAACAAATTGGGATACTGCATATGGATGGGGTGATCATTCAACGCAGGGATATATTACAAGTGCAGATGGAGGCAATGCTTCAACACTTGACGGGCTGGATTCTACACAGTTCTTGCGTAGTGATGTTGACAGCACATTGACAGGGGTGCTTACTATCAACGGCGGGTTACAGGGTGCTCAGGGTGCTATAGCCAGTCCTATAGTTATCGATAACCCTAATGCTTTTGGTACAAGTGCCAGTGATAACTTCGGAAACTCAGTAGCAATATCAGGCAACCGTGCTATTGTTGGCGCATATGGTGAAGATGAAGATGGTGGGAGTTTTTCAGGAAAGGCCTATATCTTCGATGTAACTACTGGATCATTACTTCATACGCTCAATAACCCTAATGCGTATGGAACAAGTGATTTTGATTTCTTTGGTAGTTCAGTAGCAATATCTGGTAATTATGCTATTGTTGGTGCATATTTTGAAGATGATGCTGGTGGTACTGGTTCGGGTAAGGCTTATATCTTTGATGTTACCACTGGTGGATTACTACACACATTAGACAACCCTAATGCTTCTAGTACAAGTCAAAATGATAACTTTAGTTTTAACGTCGCAATATCAGGCAACCGTGCTATTGTTGGTGCACACCGTGAAGATGATGGTGGTACTGATTCAGGTAAAGCATATATCTTTGATGTTGCAACAGGTGCCTTAGTTCATACACTAGATAACCCTAATGCGTATGGAACAACATCAAACGATACTTTTGGCATTTCAGTAGCAATATCAGGCAACCGTGCTATTGTTGGTGCTCATCAAGAAGATGATGCTGGTGGTACTGAATCAGGTAAAGCATATATCTTTGATGTTACTACAGGATTACTAGTTCATACACTAGACAACCCTAATGCTTATAGTACAAGTTTGAACGATTATTTCGGTAGTTCAGTAGCAATATCTGGTAATTATGCTATTGTTGGTACTAACAACGAAGATGATGCTGGTGGTACTACTTCAGGTAAAGCATATATCTTTGATGTTACCACTGGTGGATTACTACACACATTAGACAACCCTAATGCTTATAGTACAAGTGAAGGTGATCAATTTGGTTACTCAGTCTCAATATCCGGTAACTATGCTATTGTTGGTGCTAGTTATGAAGATGATGCTGGTGGTACTACTTCAGGTAAAGCATATATCTTTGATGCAACTACAGGATTACTAGTTCATACATTAGATAACCCTAATGCTTATAGTACAGCACAAGATGATCAATTTGGTCGGCCAGTATCAATATCAGGTAACTACGCTATTGTCGGTGCAAGGCCTGAAGATGATGATGGTGGGAGTTTTTCAGGAAAGGCATACATTTACGATCTACCCGCCAAAACGCTTTTTGTCGATGGTAACAGTACGATATCTAATGACTTAACAGTTACTAATGACTTAACAGTTAATGGCAACGTTGGTATTGGTACGACAAACCCTTTAAGTAAACTTCATGTATATAATTCAAATGGTGGAGATGCTACAGACAAAGCTACAATGTTATCAGAAGCAGTACTGAAGTTACAACCACATGCAACCAACTCTACAAACTTATTAGTTGCACAAGTTAATAGTGGTAATGGTATTGGTTTACAAGTTACTAATGGGCCTGCTACAGCCAATTGGGATATTGCATTAAGTCCATTTGGTGGTCGAGTTGGCATAGGTACTGCTGTACCAAATGATGTTCTTACAATACAAGGTGCTGATAATGGATTAACTATTAAATCTGAGGTTGCAAATAGGCCTAAAATAACCTTGATGAATGGTACTAGTGGTATGCTTACTATTAGTGCCAATGGTACATATGGTGCAATTGGAGATAGTAGTAACGCCAACCGTTATATGGCGTTTAATGGTGACAATGTTGGTGTCGGTACAACAAACCCTGGCTATAAATTTCAAGTAAACGGAATATCGCATACCAGAGGACTAATTACTAATCCAACTGCCTACGGTGGGAATTCCGGTAGCGGCACCAAAGGTAGTACTACTTTAGGTGCTGGCAAATATTGGGATACTTCTTACACTAATGGTTATATGCATATTGTACTACCAAGTAGATATAATGATGGAAACAGTAAAATGTTCTTTTTAGAAGTAAAAGGATACGATTTTAATAGACCAGGTATTATTGATTTAAAATATGGTGGATATGTGACACCGTCATCTAATGGTGGTCCAATTAGTAGAAGTGTTGTACTTGATAACTACGGTGGATATAGTCCAGCAGTTTATTATAGTAGTAACTATGGCGCTGGTGTTTGTAGATTTTACTGGCCAAGTGGTGTTTATTATGGCAGTTTTACAATTAATACAATTGCCAGTGGCAATGGTGATGTTATCCAACCAGATGAGCTACAAATTATTTTAAGCAGTAATAGTACAATATAGGATTAAACATGGCAGAAGAACAACAAATTGCAATAAATGACAACGAAAGTTTTGCTAGAGAAATGCGTGAAAAACGCAATCGTCTCTTAATAGAATGTGATTGGACACAAGGTGTTGATGTTCCAGATGATATTAAATTGGCATGGCAACCGTATCGTCAAGCACTTAGAGACATTACATCTAATTACACTGATATACGTGATGTCGTCTGGCCAACACCTCCAGCCTAAAAACTATCCAACCAATTTGGTAGATCATTGACATCACGTTTGCTCTCCCAGATTGTTTCTATTTTCTCAATCATATCAGGATTAGTCAATACTAAACGAGCACCCTGGTGTAGCGGGCGTGGATACATACGCAAGTTTACCCAGGCATATCCTGCACTTTCTCCATTTGTATCTGGTGTAAATTCTTCAAAGGTGGTTACAACAAACGCATTGTATTCAAAACGCTGATCAGCACTGGTAAATTTGTGTAAGGGATATATTTTTTCAAAGTCCGGCAACATACCGATTTCTTCATTTAATTCACGCAACAATGTTTCAATAGGTCGTTCGTCAGCTTCAGCCTTGCCGCCCCAGAAACTCCAGGTACCGCGATGACTGCTCTTTTTGCTGCGTAATTGCATGCAAACTCTTCCGGTATCTAATGCTAAAAATATACAACCACTGGCTGTGATTATATTAGAGGTAGATTCTCCAGAAGCCTTCTTTGTAGACGCCTTCGAACGAGTTTTGCCATTGCGAGCCTGTCCACTCATATTGATCTCCTGTTGTAGTATTAGTTATAAATTCTGTTCCACTATTTGCACTTGCATCAAATGCTACAATCCAGTTTACACCATTATAACTGATAATATCGTTTGTTTCTGCTGCAACACCCCAGGTACCACTGGCACTTGTACCGTCAAGTATCAGGTAACGTTGTCCACTCGCCGCGGCTGGAATACCGTTGCCTGGTGATACGTTTGTGGGATTAATGATTGCATCCACTGTGCCTTGTGTATCTGCAGGCTGTGTTCCACTGTCAAGTGTTACCAGCAAACGCTGTGGGTTTGTGGCATCATAACTCAGTGTACCAATTACATCCTGACTGCTATCAGTTGGATCAGTACTCTGGCGCAATCTTATCTGACTGATACCATCACGCATTTCACCATAAGCAGGTAATATTTTCTTCCAATCCAATTGTAAACCATCTGGGTCAGTGTTACCACCTGCCCTATTTAATATAGTAGCATATCCATCTTCATAACGCAACTTATAATTTTCCAATGTTACAATTTTAAAACTGTTAAACTGTGCAGTAAAACTTTCTCCCAGTGAAAATGCTTGTAAGTTGTCGTTGTCTACTTGGTTAATGTTATTTAAAATTGTGTGAATAAGTGTCTGCTTTTGTACTTTAACTGGTGGGCTGATAAAAATAGGAAGTTCAAACTGTAGTGTACTTACGTCAATAATTTCATCAACACCGCTGGGTACACTACGTACACTCCAGGTCATGTTTGTTAATTCAACATAACTTAAACTAGTCCAGTCAAAAGGATTGCTGTTGGTGTGAATATTTAAACTTGGATTAAACAGTACTAGTATCTGTTCCAACAACTGTAGTTTTTGTTCAGTGTTTGAAGTCCATATATCAACTTGCATTGTAAGGTTATAAGGCACAGGCTGATAGCGAGTAATCTGATATGTATCGCCAACTTCATCCAAATACTGATTTGTTGCATTGTCGTATTTCTTTTCGTATACTTGCACTTTGTCACTGTATTGTGCATGTGTACGGCGTTCCGGTGCAATACTCATATCGCTTACATAACAACTGATAAACGGTGTAGCATTAACAACGTTTTCACTGTTGTCTTTTACAATGTGTGCCGCCATACGACTTACATCACCGTAACGCACTGGTACAGTTTGATAAATTTTTTGTCCATCACTTTGTGTACCCATTTCAACACTGAATCCACTAAACAGTCTGATGAACTGCTGAATGTAACGGCGTATTTGTTTGTCATAAAAATATTGCATTGATTATCCTGCGTCTGGTTTTGGTAATATAACCTGGCTGAGCTCTTGTCTTTCAGCCTGTTCTAGTCCATCATCATTAATATATGTGGGGTCTTGGTTGTTGATAAACGGTTCTGCATTGTATGTTTTGTTACTCCAAGTCTGAGCCGCAATGTTGTCATACAAGCGATGCCATTTGCTTCCACGTCTAACAAACAGTCGATTTGGTTGGAAATCACTACGTACAAAGTAGTCGCCTTCTGCAGGACTTTGTGGAAAACTGTTTCCACTGTTTAGTACTTCACCGTAATTCCAGTTATTGTCCTCAAACTCGCCCTCAACTGTTTTTGCTCCACCAAACAAATGTTCAACTAATGGCTTGCCAACTGGGTCTGCCGCTTCAGCCGCATCAACAATAGCATTACTGATATCCAATTCTTTCTTGTAACTGCTGATAATATTTTTAAGGCTGTCTGCTTGATCAGCATTGCCAAGTATATCTGCGTATTCCTGGCTGTCTGTAATTGGTGATAGTTTAACACGCCAGATATGTGGCATCCAGGTAACACTAAAGCCCTCACTGCCACGGTTGGCGTCTTGTACTACATAAAACTTGGGAATAGGCGGACGGTCTGCATCCAATGCCAAGTCATCCAACAAGTGTGGAAGTTCAATAACATCTCCAGGCATCAGTCTGCGTCCAACAATTTCCACCATTTCATTCATGTGGAATGTCATAAACAAGACATCATTGGTTAAGAATAAACCAAACTGAGTTAAGTCAAAATCATTATCGCTTACATTGTAAACACCACGAAGTTCAAATATACAAGGATCATACTTGCGATCACGGTTTTCCATAAACAGGAGGTCTTGTATTTTTGTTTCATTAATAATACCTTCTGGATTGACAAAATCGCCAGTAACTGGATCTACTTCCATACCACTGGTATAGTTGGGCTGTGCTGGATCACCAGTTTCGCCCAATGATTGTGGACCAATATACTTGTGTACATATGCGCCAGTGCCACCAATCTGAAATTGCTCACGGATAGTGTTGTCTAAAAAATAATAATCATTGGTTTTGGTGGGTTTCCACATGCTTAGTCTGGGCATACATTAAATCCTTTACGATATTTATCTGTTTACCGTCTTTACTGATTGTATAAATACTGACATAGGAGAATACAAATATGGCACTACGTGACGATATTATTAAAGAAATGGAACTACGTTTGGGTGGTCAGATGGTTGACGTTGAACTAGATCCTGAACATTACCATCTTGCTATTGATAAGTCGCTGGACAAATATAGACAGCGTAGTGAAAATGCTGTAGAGGAAAGTTTTGTACACTTGCGTTTGCAAAATGACCTGAGTACATACACA